AGGTATGACTTTTCAAGAGCAATTTCAAGAAAAATACAAATGTGCTAAAGACCCTATTTATTTTCTTAATAATTACGGTTTCGTATTTGATGCTGTAAAAAAGAAAATTGATAGGATGCAGTGTTTTCCTTATCAAGAAAAATGTGTTAGAGATTTTGATGAATTTCAAAATAATATTGTTTTAAAATCCAGACAAACTGGTCTTTCTGTTATTACAGCCGGGTATGCTGCTTGGAGATTAATGTTCAGATATGATGAAAGGATTCTTGTTATTGCCAACGATGCTACAGGTGCAGAGCGTTTCCTTGAAACTGTAAAGCAGTTTATTTCAATGACACCAAAATGGTTACAACCTGACCAGCTTTTAGTAAATAATACAAGAAGAGTAGCTTTTTCTAATGGTTCTTGGATGCAAGCTAAAGCATCTTCTCCAGATGCAGGTCGTGGTGATTCATTAACCATGTTAATTCTTGACGAGACAGCGTTTATTAAGGATGACCAAGATATTTGGATGGGTGCTGGTATGGCTCTTTCCGCTACAAAAGGAAAGTGTATAATGATTTCAACGCCAAATGGTACAGGTAATCTATATCATAAAACTTGGGTTCAGGCTGTAAATAAGGATAATGATTTTAATGCTTTAACTGTTCACTGGACACAAAACCCACAGTCTTCTACTGGATTAAAATTTGTAAAAAATGCAAGTGGTGAAGATGTTCCTTGGAGTCCTTGGTATGAAGAACAGTGTAAAAGATTGAACTGGGATAGTGTAAAAATTGCTCAGGAATTAGACTTGTCATTTGAAGGTTCTAAGCGTTTAGCTGTGGACCCTGAGTTGGTTACAAAATACAAAAAGAAACACCAACAAATAAATCCAAAACCAATTTGTTATCTGAGGTTTGATTATATCTTTAAAGATGAACCAGAAAAAGCTGCAAGTTTTATTTTGGATGAAACCAATTTTTATATTTATAAAAAACCAGAAGAAGGAAGAAAGTATATTTTAGCAGCTGACGTTGCTCGTGGAGATGGAAGTGACTATTCAACAATTCAAATTCTAGATGTAGAAACTTTAGAGCAAGTTGCTGAATATAGAGAAAAGGTTGGAGTTGATTTATTCCCTTATTTAATAAATTTTGTCGGAAGATATTATAATGAAGCTTATGTTGTAATAGAGGCAAACTCATTTGGTTTGGGTGTTGGTTATGATATGAGGGATAAGTTTAATTATAGAAAGTTATTCTATTCTAAAAACGTTCAAGATATTCACGTTAGACCTTATGACTTTAAGGTTGCCGAAGGTGTTGATATTCCCGGATTCCAAACAACTCCTAGAACTAAGCCAATGATTGTTAAAGCTCTTATTGAGCATATGAGAGAGGGTAGTTTAATTATTAACTCTCCTAGATTATTAGCTGAATTAGAAACGTTTATTGCAGAAGGTACAAAATTAACTGCTGAGAAAGGATTTAACGATGACTTAATCATGGCTATTTGTATCGCTATATACATTAGAGATACTGAGTATCAAAATGTGTCTATGAGCAACAATATGTATAAGAGCATGATTTCAGCTATTGGTTTTAATGCCACTTCTGCTTCTGGTAAAATAACAAAACAAACAGCACAAGGACAACCCGACCCAAACAAAAAGGATTCTGATTTTAAAGGTACTGGTATATTCCTGAGCAACAATTTGTTAGATGATGAAAACAATGATTTAGGGTGGCTTTTAAAGTAAATAACTATTTATTTTATTGAGGACACTGATTATATTTTTAAAAATAACTTAAAATGGCTGATAATAAAAAACCACAAACAAGTGTATTCCAAGGCGTTATAGATGCTATTAGCGGTGGAAGAAAAAGGGCTCCAGAGGTTGACCCTACACCTAATTTTCAAAGTGGTCAAAATACTGGATTTGTAAATCAAAAAAATAGTGCAAGTGGCATGATAAGTAGAGAATCTAACTCTATTGAAAATGTACAGCAGAATTTTTTAGATTGGCAAGTAAATAAAGTTGCACATAACCTTTATACAAGGTCTTTATATTTTGATACAGATAGAATTGCTGCGTATCAGGATTATAGAGCTATGGATATGTCTCCTGAGATTGCTGCAGCTTTAAATATTATCAGAGATGAGTGCTTAACTAGGAATGAATATGGAAATATTTTAGAGATTTATTCTGACAACGAAAGAACAAAAGAAATCTTAAAAGATTTATTTAAGAATCGTTTAAACATTGAATACAATTTAAAACTTTGGATAAGAGACTTGATTAAGTTTGGAGATTACTTTGTTTATTTACACATTAATAAAGATGATGGTATTTATAATTTCCAAACTCTCCCTGCAGAAGAAATTCATCGTGAAGAAGGCTATGACAACAAGCCAAACACAGTTAGATTTAGATGGGAAACAATGAATGAATATTTTGAAGAATGGCAAGTAGCTCACTTTAGAATATTAGAAGATACTAAAAAAATTCCTTATGGTCGTTCAATATTAGACCCTGCCAGAAAGCTTTGGAAACAATTACAGTTAGCAGAAGACTCTATGCTTGTATATCGTATTACAAGAGCACCTGAGAGAAGAATATTTTACATTGAATTAGGTAATCTTGAAGAGGCTGATGTAAAACAATACATGATGCAGGTTCAAAATAATTTAAAAAAACAGCCTGTAGTTGATTCTAGAACTGGTCAGTGGAATTTCAAGTATGACCCAATGAACATTACTGAAGATTATTTCATTCCTATCAGAGGAGATAAGTCTTCAAAAATTGATACACTTCCCGGAGCTTCAAATCTTGGAGATATTCAGGATATTGAATACTTGCAAAATAAATTATTTGCTTCCTTACAAGTTCCTAAAGCATATTTGAATTATGCAGAGAATCTTCCGGGAGGTTCTACTCTTTCTCAAGCCGATTTAAGATTTGCTAGAACTATTAATGGTATTCAAGAAATTGTACTTTTAGAATTAAGAAGAATAGCAAATATCCATTTATATTTTTCAGGTTTTAAAGATGATATTGATAATTTCAGTTTAACTCTTACAAATCCTTCCACTCAACAAGAGTTGTTGAAATTGGAAACAATGAAAGCGAGACTTGAAGTGTTTAAAGAAATGTATACACCAGATTCAACATCTCCAACTTCTTATACTTGGGCTATGGAAAATATTTTAGGTTTTTCTAAAGCTGAAATTAAACTTATTTTAAAACAGAAGAAGGTTGAGAAGAAATTGTTTGCTGAAATTGATTCTGCTGTTGAAACATATAAGAAAATTGGTCTATTCAAAGATTTGGATGCTCAATATGAAATACCGGGTGCTCAAGCAGCAGGTCAAGCTGGAGGCGGTGGTGAAGGTGAAGGTGCTGGTGGTGCTGGAGGCGGAGGAGCTGCTGGTGGAGGTGGTCTAGGTAATTTAGATTTAGGTAGCCAATTAGGAGGTATGGAAGGTGGCGGTGGAGCAGGACCTGATTTGGGTGGTGGCTCTGAGGCTGGTGGACCTCCTGCGGGTGGTGGAGAAACTGGAGGCGGAGAAGTAGGTGGAGGCGAAGGTGCTCCTATCGCTGAAGGAAGAAGAAGAAAGCTTATTAAAGAAGCATTAAGGCAATCTGATGATAATGCTGAATCTTTAATGTTTGAACTTTTAGGTGATGTTGAAGATTTAGATAAAAAACCAGAAAAGAAAACTGATAATAAATTACTAGAAAGTGGTAAAAAATTAAATTATCAGACAGAACAGTTCTTTAAGAAAATAGAAAACTTCTTAAGTCCAGAATCTGCTGAGGAAAGAATTAGAAGAGAAGAACTTCTTAGAGAAGAAATGAGTAGAAATACTTTGTTTGAAAATAGTCAAGAAGCAATAAGTAGAACTGAAGATGTATTTAAAAATCTTGAAAGTATACTAAATAAAAATGAATCTTCAGAAGAAATTATAATGGAAGAAAATGAATCTTCAGTAGAAGGTACATATTCTGATTCAGATTCTGATGTTGATACAGATTCTTATTCAGATGCAGATGATAATGCAGAAGCAGGTGGCTCTTATGATGGTTCTGGAGAAGGAACTGATGATAGTGATATAGATAATAGCGAAATTAATTAAGATTTTCTTTATGAAGTTTGACGAATATTACAATATTAACGATACTTATAAAATAAAAAAAGACTGGGCTGAAATCAAGAAACTGGTGGATGAAATTACTCAGGATATTGATAAGTTTCTAGGTCCTAATAAGCCAAAAAGTAGGGCGGTTGATGCTAGGAGGAAAATAAGGAATCTTAAGAGTGAATTATTACCTAATATTGCACGTAAAATACTGAAAACCAAACAAGACTATGAAAGTGATTATTCATAGTCTTGTATATTTCATTTTTTTTATGTATCTTAGCCTGTTGAAAAAAGTACAGGAAAATGACACAAAAAAGTTGTGGCCACAATTATACATGCAGTTGCCAAAATCATTCTGAATTACCTAATTCTAATATCCCAGCAACAAAGCAGGAGTTGGAGGCATTTGAGAAAGATTCACATGCTGTAAAAGAAAGTATTAAATCTATGGAAATTGTCGATAGGAAAAGAAAACCTATGGCACATTTGCATTTACATACTTTCCATTCTATTCTTGATGGTGCCGGGGCAATTGATAATTATATAAAACTTGCAAAGGAGTATAGCCACCCCGCTATTGGTATAACCGACCACGGGACTCTTTCTGGATTATTTGAATTTTGGCAAAAATGTAAAAATGCTGGAATAAAACCTGTTCTTGGAATGGAGGCTTATGTTAATAATAACATGGGTGAGTTTGAAGAAAAAAAATATGAAGGTGGAAATTCACACCAGTCTATTTTTGTAATGAATAAAGATGGATTTGTAAACATAAATAAACTTGCTTATAAATCTTTTGATGAAGGGTTTTATAGAAGAGGAAGGATAAAGACAGAGTGGTTGATTGAACATAAAAATGGTTTGTTTCTTACAACATCTTGCTCTGCAAATTTAATGGCATCTTTAGTGTTTCAAGGTAAAGAGTCAGAGGCTGAAGAATATTTAAAAGTTTTAATGAGAGAATTTGGCGATAATTTAGTTGCCGAGTTGCAATTAAATGAATTTGAAACTAATGAAAAAGGTTATTTGCAAAGTCAGAAAATTTATAATTCTTGGATTTTAAAAATGTGCAAGAAGTATGATTTAATGCCTATACTTACAAATGACGTTCATTATGCTTTTCAAAAAGATGCTGAGTTGCAAGATACATTGCTTGCAATAAATCAAAAAACAAGATTAGGAGATGGTTTTAGATTGAGTACTAGAAATTTATTCTATGCCAGTGCAGATGATTTTCATATTTTCAATAAAAAATTTGGTTACAACTACCCAGAGAAGTTTATTGATTTATGTTTAGAAAATACTCTTAAGGTTGCAGAGAAATGCAGTTTTGATTTTGAAGTTGGTTCAGAAAAATATCCTAAATATGAACCTACTACAGATGTAACAAATTATTTTAAAGTTGATAATACAAAGGAAATAATTTCTAAACTTGCCTTCGGCAAATTAAGACAGAAGCTTCAAAAATATAAAGAAAATAATATTGTAGAAATAAATGATGAAGTAGTAAAGCAATATTACGAAAGATTACAATATGAGTTAGAGGTAATTGAAAGCAAAAAAATGCTTGATTACTTCATGGTTAATTGGGAGATTATAAGATTTTGTAAAGAGAATGATATTGCAACAGGGCCTGGACGTGGTTCTGCTGCAGGATGTTTACTTTCTTGGTGTTTGGACATTACAAAGATTGACCCTATAAGATTTGAGCTATATTTTGAAAGGTTCTTGAACCCTTCAAGAAATTCACCTCCCGATATTGATATTGATTACGAAGCGGGAACAGATGAAAAAACAACTAAATTTCTTTATGAAAAGTATGGTAAAGAAAGAGTATTAAATGTTGCTACTTTCTCTACTTTCAATGAGAAGGGTTGTTTAAAAGATGTTGTTAGGGCACATCGTGGAGAAGATGAAACTGGATTTAATTCAGATGTTCATTTGGTAACTCAAGAGATGCCTAATTTTGATAAAGTAGATTTTTCTTTAAAAGATTGGTTTGAAAACTGGCCTCAAAATCCTGAATGTTCTCAAAGAGTGAGAGAGTGGTTAACAAATCCAAGAAATAAAATTATTTTAGAACAAACTCTACAGTTTCAAGGGCAGATACGTGGTGTTGGTCAACATGCTGCAGGTATAGTAATTACTCCGGGACCTTCTTGGGAATATCTTCCAACAAATATTATTGCTTCAAACAAAAGTATTGTAACTGCTTTTCAAGAAGCTGATAAATCTGGTAAAGACTTATCTACTCTTGGTATATTAAAATTAGATAGACTTAAGTTAGAAACGTTAAACGTTATTAAAGATACAATAAAGTTGGTTAAAAAAACCAAAGGCATTGACATACAAGATAAGGTTGATTATGTTGATTTAAGAGACCCAAATATTTATTTAGAATTAAGACTTGGTTTGAATCATGGAGTGTTCCAGTTTGAAAGTTCTGGTATGAATGCTCTTATTCGTGGAATGGCAGTTGAAAACTTTGAAGAGATAGTGGCTGCTAACGCTTTGTACAGACCAGGACCTATGGGTATTAAAGCTCACGAAGATTATATAAGATATAAATTTCATCCAGAAGAAATTAAATATATTCACCCTGCACTTGAACCTATTCTTTCTAAAACAAATGGGGTATTAATTTTCCAAGAGCAAATGATGTTTATTGCTCACCATATTGGAGGCATGAGTCTTGGAGATGGCGAGATGCTTAGAAGATATATGGATAAGGCTAGTTCAGCTATATCTAAAAAATCTAAAGGTGAAACACTAAACAAAAAAGAACAAGATAACTATAAAGAGTTTGAAAAGTATTGGAATAAATTTTTAAGTGGTGCAGAGAAAAATGGATATAAAGCAGAAGAAGTAGACGTTATAAAAGATTGGGTTATTAAATATTTAGGTTATTCATTTAACCGTTCTCACTCTGTTTCTTATGGATATTTGGCTGCACAAACTTTGTTTTTAAAACACTATTATCCTACTGAATTTTATACTTCTTTATTAAATCACCCAAAAGATTCTGGTAAGAAAGAAAAGGTTCAGGAGTGGCTTGCTTCTGCGATTGCTTCAGCAATGAGCAAAGGAATTAAGATATTGCCACCATCTAGAAAGTCTGGTTGGAATTGGACCATGACTGGTGAAAGAGAAATTTCTATGGGATTCTCTGGAATTAATGGTCTTGGTGAAATCGCTTATGATGAGTTGCTAACATTGATAAAAACAAAAGATAAAACGTTAGAAACAATTTCAATGGGAGAATTTTTTGAATTGCCTTTTTCTAAGTTTAATAAAAAAGCTTTTGAGTCTTGTGTTAAAGCTGGTGTATTTGACGATTGGTCAAATTCAAGAGAGCATCTTTATTCTTTAAAAGAAAAAAAGAAAAAGAAGATTAATGTTAATCAAATATCTCTTTTTGATATGGGCTCTGAAGAGTTTAATGTAAAGTTAGAGAATAAAGATTTTCCACCTACTTTACCCGGACAAAAAATATCAGACTTTATGGAAGTTTGTAATTTTGATTTGGTTAAAATAGAAAACATTACAAAGATTAAAAACCACATCAATAAAATTGCTAAAGTTCCTCTTGAAAATATAATGAATTTTGAAGAAGATAATTGGTATTTCTTCATTCTTCAGGATTTCCAAAAGATGAAGGCACAGTCTGGTAATGAATATATTCTTTTAACTGTTGGTGATGGTATATCAAATACTAAACTAAGAGTGTTTGACCCTCTTGCTAAAAAGTTAGAAATGGAATTAGAAAGAGGTGGTGTATATGTCGCTAAATTTGAAAAAAATAAAGCAGGCTTTATTAACTTCAAAAGAAGTACACAGTTTAAAAGAATTATAGTTGATTTAGAAGATAAAAAAGAAGAAGAGATTAAAACTACTTAATGAACCATCCTAAAACAGTTATGGCCAAACCAAAAAGAAAAGTCATAATTGAAAGTATGGTTAATATTTTAGTTTTAAATTTTTTGTAATCTTCTATGGCTTCTTTTATTTTATCTTGAGCTTCATATATTTCATCTAGCTCATCTCTAAGTTCTTTAAATGTGGTGTAAAACTCTTTCATTTTAGCTAAGTCATCTGAAGTTACGTTTTTATGAACTTCTTCAGCCCAGCCTTTTACATCATTTAAAGTGTTTTTTATAGAAAAAAGCTTTCCTATTTCCGTATTTATCTCTAGGATTTTTTCGGAAAGTTTATCATAGCTTTCATTAAGCTTCTCCATTTGTCCGAGAAGCAGCTCATACCATCTATCTGTATTTTTTTCTGTCATTTTTTATTAATTTGGTTGTATTTGTATTTCTGTATTATTGTTTGAATCTAAAAGAGTGTTAAGGGCCTTTTCGCACTCCCCTATTAAACATTTAAAATTCTTGTTTAATTTATCAAGACCTTTATTTAAAACTTCCATCTTGCTTTCATCCACCTTTTTATGGGTTTTTTTCTTAACGATGGTTGTTTTACTTTTTAAAGTATCTTTCTTTGTTTTAGAAGAGGCCGATTTAGTTGGTTTTCTCTTTTGAGCCATGACTTTTATGTTTCAAAGTTTATAACAATAAATAGTTAATTCTTTCCTTTTTTCGACTATTTATTGAAAAAAGTTTAATCAAATGAAAAGGAAAAAAATTAACCTGAGTGAGGAGATAAAAAAGCTTTCTGAAATTGCATCTCTTTTAAAAGAGGCTGCACCTGTACAAGCATCTCAACAGGCCGCACAACAGCCTGCTCAACAAGGTGCTCAAACTCAACAACAAGGTCAAAGAGCTCCTCAGCAACCGCAACCTCAGCAGGCTGGTCAGCCACAATTGAATCCTCAAAATATAGAAAAGACTATGGACCAAGGGATGAATTCTTTGATTCAGCAGCTTCCTAATATATTAAAAAATTTTACAGCAACAGCTGGGGATAAAGATGGGCAATTAGATATAGCAGGCCAACAACAAGCTCAACAGCCACAACAACAAGCTCAACAACCACAAGCACAGCAAGGACAAGTGAAAGAATCTGCACAAATGAAAGAATTAAAATTTGATGAAAATAAATTTAAATCTCATTTGAGTGATGAAATGAATGAGGGTGGTATAATGGGTCTTGTAGCTTCGGCTCCAGCAATTATGCAACTTGGAGGTAAGTTAATAGGGTGGACTGGTAAAAAAGTTAATTCTAATTTAATGCAAAAATGGGGTAAGAATGTTGCTGATGCTGGACATAAATTACATCATAAGTATATTGGAGTTTTAGAAAAAGTAATTACTCCATTTATGAAAAATAGTTCTAAAGAAGATGTGCATAAAGCTGCTGAGGCTATGTTTATGACATTGGTAGCAGGATTATTTGCTGGAGGTTTAACTGCACCTGATTTTTTAACTGGAGTAAAAGGTCAAGAATTAGCTCAGTATGTTGGTAAAATAGCCCCTAAAGCATTAGGCGGTTTAGGATTTTCATAATAGTTATGGCTAAATTAAGCAGAAGAATGAAGTCTATGTATAACTGGATTAAAAGACAGGAGTACAAGATTGAGGATGTGAATTTGAGAGTTAAAAAAAATTCTCAAAGGATGGGTAAGAAAATGACTGCTCCAGAAAAGCAATTTAAAAAAATGCTAACTGAATTGAAAGTTGTATTTGAATCTCAAAAAATAGTAGGAACAAAAATTTACGATTTTTATATACCTTCTATAAATATGTTGGTTGAGATTGATGGAGATTATTACCATGCTAATCCAGAAATATATGAGGGTAAAGAAAGTAAAATGCAGAAAAAAAACATAGAAAATGATGTTTATAAAGATACTTTAGCTTTAGGATTAGGTTATAAAATAGAAAGAGTTTGGGAATCTGATTTAAAGAAAAATTATTCTAGTGTAAAAAATAAATTTAAAAAACTATTAGGCTTAAAATAATGTCTTTGAGAAAATTAATAAGGGAAGAAGTAGTTAAAATATTATCTGAACAGGATAGTAATCCTGCTATGGATATGTTTGCTAATATTAGCCAGCAAATAGGTAATGACATTGAAAATATAACTAAAATCATAACTACTCAAAATCAAGACGTAAAAAATTCTGATAACGAATTTAAAGCTAATAGCCAGCTAAAAAGTAAATTAAATCAGGGTAATCCTCAAAAGGTTGGATTAGAAAGAGAACTCCCGGCTAAACAAAAAGATATTGAAAATAGAAAAAAGCAGCTTAAAGATTTAGAAAAGGCTAAAAAAGGTTTAGAACAAGCTCAAAGCGAAATCCAAAAGCAACAAATAGAGCTTGAAAAAATGAAAACAAGTAAATCTGGAGAAGAGGGACCAACTAGCAATTTACCTTCCCACGAATCACCTATTTAAGGTAAAAAAATATTTATTTTACTTTTTTTTCAACTTATATTTATGAGAAATCTTAAATATAAGAAATCATGGATAATGAAAGAATTAGCCTAGGCGGGGCACAAAAAC